TCCTAAAGCATTAAGCAAAATTAAAAGTGTTTTTGATTGGAATAATTATCCTGACAATTTTAAAGAACAATGGTATAACTATATAGAGAATGAATTTAAAGCTAGAGAAGAAGGGTTTTCGTTCTATAATAATGGTACCCCTACTTACATTACTGGTTCTCACTACATGTACTTGCAGTGGACTAAGATTGATGTTGGGGCCGCAGAGTTCAGGGAATCTAACAGATTATTCTACATATTTTGGGAAGCCTGTAAGGCCGACAGTAGATGTTACGGTATATGCTACCTCAAGAATAGACGGTCTGGGTTTAGCTTCATGGCATCATCAGAGGCTGTTAGCCAGGCAACGATATCAAGCGATGCTAGATTTGGAATTTTATCGAAAACGGGTGCTGATGCAAAAAAAATGTTTACCGACAAGGTCGTACCCATATCCACGAACTATCCGTTCTTCTTCAAACCGGTACAGGACGGGATGGACAGGCCGAAGACAGAGCTTGCGTACAGGGTCCCGGCGTCGAAATTAACTAGACGGAAAATAGAATTAAACGAGCAACTAAAAGATATTGAAGGACTAGATACTACTATTGACTGGAAAAACACTGGAGATAACAGTTATGACGGTGAAAAACTAAAGTTGTTAGTACATGACGAATCTGGTAAATGGGAAAGACCTGATAATATATTAAACAACTGGAGGGTAACTAAAACAACACTACGATTAGGTAGCAGAATAGTTGGTAAATGTATGATGGGATCAACATCAAATGCATTAGACAAAGGAGGAGAAAACTTTAAAAGATTATATGAAAATTCAAACGTTGCTAAAAGAAACCGGAACGGACAGACTAGTTCAGGATTATATTCTTTGTTCATACCTATGGAATGGAATTACGAAGGATTCATTGATAAATATGGAGTACCTATATTCGATACACCGAAAAAACCTGTAGAAAGTATAGATAAAAGTGAAGTAGATATAGGTGTAATTGATTATTGGCAAAACGAAGTTGAAGGTTTAAAAACAGATCAAGACGCTTTAAATGAATATTACAGGCAATTTCCAAGAACTATACAGCATGCTTTTAGAGATGAAACTAAACAATCTTTATTTAATCTAACTAAGATTTACGAACAAATAGATTATAATGAAGAAATTACCCGTTCAAGCTTAATAACTCAAGGTAATTTTCAATGGATGGGTGGAGTACGAGACACTACAGTAATGTTTGTTCCAAACAATAAAGGAAGATTTTTTATTTCCTGGGTGCCTGATAATAAAATGCAGAATAAAATAATTTTAAAAAATGGGGCTAAATATCCAGGCAATGAACATTGTGGAGCATTTGGATGTGATAGTTACGATATATCTGGTACAGTTGATGGTAGAGGATCTAAAGGGTCTTTGCATGGATTAACTAAGTTTTCAATGGAAGACGTACCACCTAATATGTTTTTTTTGGAATATGTTGCAAGACCTGATAATGCAGAAACATTTTTTGAAGATGTATTAATGGCTTTGGTGTTTTACGGAATGCCTATACTTGCAGAAAATAACAAACCAAGATTATTATATTATTTAAAAAGAAGAGGCTATAGAGGTTATTCAATAAACAGACCTGATAAAACCTATAATAAATTATCTATTACTGAAAGAGAGATTGGTGGTGTACCAAATTCAAGTGAAGATATGAAACAAGCACATGCTGCCGCTATCGAAAGTTATATAGATTCATACGTTGGATTTAATAATGATGCTTACGGGGACATGTATTTTATACGAACCCTTAATGATTGGTCAAAGTTTAATTTAAATAATAGAACAAAATATGATGCTTCAATTAGTTCAGGATTAGCAATAATGGCTTGTAATAAAAATAAATATGCTCCTTCAGCTAAAAGAGTTTTTAAACCTATGAGCTTAGGAATAAGAAAATATAACAATGATGGTTCAACATCTAAAATAATTTAAATAAATGGTTTACACAAATTATAACAGTTCATTCCCAGACCAGGTAGTACCTGATTCAGAAAAGAATAGTTATGAGTATGGGTTACAAGTAGCCCAAGCTATAGAGAACGAATGGTTTAGACAAGACATAGGGGGTGATAGATATTTACAAAATTTTCAAAATTATCACAGCCTAAGATTATATGCTAGAGGTGAACAACCTGTTTCAAAATATAAAGATGAATTGTCTATTAATGGTGATTTGTCTTATTTAAATTTAGATTGGAAAATAGTACCCGTTATTCCAAAGTTTGTAGATATTGTAGTAAATGGGATGATTGATAAAGGATATACAATAAAATCTTTTGCAACAGATCCATTTGCTTTAAAAGAAAGAACTGATTACGCTACGGCAATAATGGAAGATATGTATTCACAATCTTTTGTTGAAAAAATTAAACAAAGTACTGGAGCTAATCTTTATAATACTTCTTCCCCAGAAGATCTTCCAAAAAATAAAGAAGAGCTAGATCTTGTGATGCAATTAAATTATAAACAAAGCGTTGAGATTGCAGAAGAAGAACTTATAGAAAATGTTTTTAATGCTAATAAATATAAAGAAGACCAAAAAAGAATAGCTTATGACTTAGCAGTATTAGGTATTGGAGCATCTAAAACAAGCTTTAATTTATCAGAAGGCGTTACGGTCGACTACGTAGATCCTGCAGCAATAGTTTATTCTTATACAGAAGATCCTAACTTTGAAGACATATATTATGTAGGGGAAGTTAAAAATTTAAGTTTAGCAGAAGTTAAAAGACAATTTCCTGCATTAACCAATGGTGAATTAGAAGAGATACAAAAATATAGAGGGCCTTCTCAATATAGTAATTATGTTAGAAATTATGGTGGGCAAGATGATAACAATTTAATTTCTGTATTGTTTTTTGAATATAAAACATATACTAATCAAGTATTTAAAATTAAAAAAACTGATCAGGGACTAGAGAAAACAATCGAAAAAGACGATTCGTTTGATCCTCCTGAAAATGATAATTTTGAAAGAGTATCTAGGAGCATAGAAGTTTTATATAGTGGGGCCAAGGCATTAGGAATGAATAAAATTTTAGAATGGAAGTTTGCTGAAAATATGACTAGGCCCTACTCTGACACTACTAAAGTTAATATGAGTTATTCTATTTCTGCACCTAGAATGTATAAAGGCAAAGTAGATTCTTTAGTTAATAGGATAACCAGCTTTGCTGATATGATTCAATTAACTCATTTAAAATTGCAACAAGTACTGTCGCGTGTAGTTCCTGATGGAGTATATTTAGACATGGACGGATTAGCGGAAGTTGATTTAGGCAATGGTACTAATTACAATCCGGCGGAAGCACTAAATATGTACTTTCAAACAGGTAGTATTGTAGGTAGATCATTAACACAAGATGGAGAATTAAATAGAGGAAAAGTACCTATACAAGAGTTACAATCTTCTAGTGGTCTTGCAAAAATACAATCTTTAATACAGACCTACCAGTATTATCTACAAATGATAAGAGATACAACTGGCTTAAATGAAGCTAGAGATGGAAGCTCTCCAGATAAAAATGCTTTAGTAGGACTGCAAAAAATGGCGGCGGCGAATTCAAACACTGCTACACGTCATATATTAAGGTCTTTAATGTACATCACTATTAAAACTGCTGAAAATATAAGCTTAAGAGTAAATGATGCATTACAATTTCCTTTAACAAAACAATCTTTATTGAACAGTATAAATAATTTTAATGTTGCAACTTTAGAAGAAATGGAAAAGGTTGCTATGCACGATTTTGGTATATTTTTAGAGCTTGAACCAGACGAAGAAGAAAAAGCACAATTAGAACAAAATATTCAAGTTTCATTACAGCAAGGTAATATTGATTTAGAAGACGCTATTGATATAAGACAAGTTAATAATCTTAAATTAGCCAATCAACTTTTAAAAGTAAAAAGAGCTCAAAAGCAAAAAAGAGATCAAGAAATACAGCAAGCTAATATCGCTGCGCAAGGTGAAGCAAATGCTAAAGCTTCAGAAGCCGCTGCAATGGCAGAAGTACAAAAGCAGCAAGCATTATCTGAAACAAAAATGCAATTAGAAAAAGCTAAATCAGATTACGAAATACAAAGAATGGAGCAAGAAGCTTTAATTAAAAAACAATTAATGGCTGAAGAGTTTAATTATCAAATGCAATTAGCTCAAATTCAAGCTCAAGCAACAACTAGAAAAGAACAAGAAATAGAAGATCGTAAAGATAAAAGAGTTAGAATACAGGGAACCCAGCAATCAGAATTGATTGATCAACGACAAAACGATTTATTACCCAAAGATTTCGAATCATCAGGAAACGATAATTTAGATGGGTTTGGCCTAGAGCAATTTGGCCCAAGGTAATTTTTATTAATTAATTTTATTATATCATGTCAACAGAAGTAAAACAAGAGGGAGAGTTTAAAATAAAAAAACGCACTCCCAAAAAGCTAGTTAATCAAAACAAAAACATAGCAAAATTAGATCTAACTAAACCAGGTAACGAGCAAGGGGCTGTTATACCTTCAGTACAAAAAGTTGTTATACCTAAAGAAGAATTTAAAAAACAAGAAAATGCCATTCAAGAACCAAGCGCAGAGGAAAGCGTGCTACGCACAGAACAACCCGAAGTGGGATTGCAAGAAGTGGGACAAGTACAAGAAGAGCCCATCGTTGCCGGTGAGAATGTTGCAGAAGAAGTAGATTCACCACTACAGCAAATAGATGAAAACGTACAAGTAGAACAAAATTTAAGTGTTCAACCAGAACCGTCTATTGTTAATACAAAACCAGAGGTTCAAGAATTACCGGAAGGCGTAGATAAACTTATAAAGTTTATGCAAGAAACTGGTGGGGATGTAAATGATTATGCTAGATTAAATGCTGATTATTCTAATGTAGACAATTCTACATTAATTAAAGAGTATTATAAAAAAACAAAACCTCATTTAGATTCGGAAGATTTAAATCTTTTATTAGAAGATTTTGATTACGATGAAGAATTAGACGAGGACAGAGATATACGCAAAAAGAAACTTGCGTTTAAAGAAGAAGTTGCAAAAGCCAAAAACTTTTTAGAGGACACTAAGAGTAAATATTACGAGGAAATCAAGTTGAGACCCGGAGTTACTCAAGAACAACAAAAAGCTACTGACTTTTTTAACCGATACCAAGAAGACGAGCAAGCTAATGGGCTAGTCAGAGAGAACTTTATTCAAAGTACTAATAATTATTTTTCTAATGATTTCAAAGGTTTTGATTTTAAATTAGGAGATAAAAGTTTTAAGTATGGCGTTAAAGATCCTTCTGTAGTTGCTGACAAGCAGAAAGATTTATCCGAATTTGTAGGGACGTTCCTAAACAAACAAGGTAATATTAAAGATCCTGCTGGTTATCATAAAGCTATTTATGCCGCTAGAAATGCTGATACTATGGCAAGTCACTTTTACGAACAAGGTAAAGCTGATGCTATTAAAGAGCAATTTGCTAAGTCTAAAAACATTACAACAGAACCTAGGCAGACTGCCACTGGAGATGTTTTTGTTAATGGACTAAAAGTAAAAGCGCTTTCTGGAGTAGACTCTTCAAAACTTAAAATTAAAAATAGAAACTTTAACAATTAAAAATTAACTAATTATGGCAAATGTCGCCCCAGCTTTTGGGTCAATTACACCGAGTCAACAACAACAGGCTCTTTCAACAAATTATTTACAATTCACTGACGCTGCAGGAGATAACTTCTCCTCATTCGCACAACAATATCTTCCTGAGATATATGAGCAAGAAGTAGAGCGTTATGGGAATAGAACACTTTCTGGATTCCTTCGTATGGTAGGAGCAGAAATGCCTATGACTTCCGATCAAGTTATTTGGTCAGAACAAAATAGATTACACGTTGCATATAGCAGTGTTACTAAAACAGCTGCTAACGACAACATTATAACTTTTGCTCTTGTAGCTACAGCAGGAACTACTTATGTAGATAATGTAATTTCAGTACAAGACACTATTGTTATTATGAATCCAGCAAATGGACAAGAAGTAAAAGCTTTAGTCACAGCCAGTGCAGGTTCTAATGCCGGAGGCGATGCTTTGGGAACAATTACTGTTGCCCCTTACATTGGTGCTAGTATTGCAACTACTTTAGGTTCTGCTGGAGCAGATCTTGCAGGTCTTAAGATTTTTGTTTATGGTTCTGAATACAGAAAAGGAACAAATGATAACACTATTACAAGTATTACTCCTTCGTTTACTCAATTTAGTAACTCTCCTATTATTATTAAGGATAGATATGAAATTAACGGGTCTGACATGTCTCAGATTGGGTGGATTGAAGTAGCTACAGAAGATGGAACTTCAGGTTACCTATGGTATCTTAAAGCTGAATCTGAAACTCGTTTACGTTTTGAAGACTATCTTGAAATGTCAATGGTTGAAGGTGAGCTTGCTGCCGCTGGTTCTGCAGTTGCTGGTCTTGCTCCTACTTATAATGGAACTGAAGGTCTTTTTGCTGCTGTAAATAACAGAGGGAATGTATTAAACAACTTTAGTGCCGCTGCTGGTCTTGGAGAATTTGATAGTATTCTTAAAAATCTTGATACTCAAGGAGCTATAGAAGAAAACATGCTTTTCTTAAATAGAAAAACCTCTTTAGATTTTGATGATATGCTAGCTGCTATTTCAGCCGGAGCACAAGGTGGAACTGCTTATGGATTGTTTGAAAATTCTGAAGAAATGGCTTTGAATCTTGGTTTCTCAGGATTTAGAAGAGGTTCTTATGACTTCTACAAAACTGACTGGAAATATCTTAATGATGCATCTACCCGTGGAGGTGTTGCTGTTTCAGGTATTGATGGAGTTCTTATTCCTGCAGGTACTTCTACTGTTTATGATCAAATTTTAGGATCTAATATTCGTAGACCATTCCTACACGTGCGTTACAGAGCTTCTGAAACAGAAGATAGAAGAATGAAATCTTGGATTACAGGTTCAGCCGGTGGTGCTTACACTACAGGAATTGACTCTATGGTAGTTCACTTCTTATCTGAAAGATGTTTGTGTGTACAAGGTGCTAACAATTTTGTATTGTTTACTGCATCAGTATAGTATTTGGTGGGATTACCCTCGTTGAATTGACGGGGGTAAATCTTACCTTTTTTTAATTATTTAATTTTATTATATCATGGCTAAAAAAGCTAACACCGCAGTAAAAGATGTTGAGGTTGCACCTCAAGTAGTTGAAAAACCAATTATTAAAACACCTACACAACCTAAAAAACCTAGCTGGGAAATTAAAGACAGAACTTATACGTTATCAGGACATCACTCTCCAATAACTTATACAATTCCTGCAAGGCATAGTGCTAAATACCCTTTACTTTGGTTTGACGAAGAGTCAGGCGAACAAAAAGAATTAAGATATGCAACTAATCAAAACTCCGTATTTGTACAAGAACAAAAAGGAGAAGCTACATTAGGGCATATTATTTTTCATGATGGTACATTAAGCGTTGGTAAACAAAATCAAAATTTACAAAAATTGCTTTCCTTATATCATCCTGCTAAAAATATAAAATATAAAGAATTTGATCCTGTTGAAATAGCTCATGATCAGCTAGGCGATTTAGAAATAATAATCGGAGCTTTAAACATGGCTAGAGAAATGGATATTGATATAGCAGAAGCTGTATTAAGAGTTGAGATTGGATCTAAGGTATCTGGCATGAGCTCTAAGGAAATAAGAAGAGACTTGATACTGTTTGCACAGCGTAATGCAGAACTGTTCATAGAACTTGCTAATGACGATAACGTGCAACTTAGAAATATTGCTATAAATGCTACTGAAGCAGGTATTATATCTTTATCCCAAGATCAAAGAACATTTAATTGGGCTTCTAATAATAGAAAGTTAATTAACGTTCCTTTTGATGAGAATCCATATTCAGCTATGGCAGCATACTTTAAAACAGATGAAGGTGTAGAAATTTATAAGTCTATAGAGAAAAAACTTTTATAATGTGTAATATTATAGTAGTTAGGCTATATTTAACATAGCCTAACTACTATAATTAATAATAAACAACCAATGGCAATAAATGTAAATACTGTATATCAAACAGTTTTGTTGATATTAAATAAAGAACAAAGGGGATATATGACACCTGATGAATTTAATTCGGTGGCTACCCAAGTTCAACTTGAAATATTTGAAAAATATTTTGAAGATTTAAATCAACAAATACGTGTGCCACAAACAGATTTTAATTATTCTGATAGAGTAGAAAATATAGATGAAAAAATAGCTATATTTAAAACATTTGGTAATGCAATTTTCCAAACAAACGCTACTACAACTAATAAATATTTTACACTCCCAAACCAAAATGCTTATGGAAGCAGTGTAAGTTTTTATAGATTAGGGACAGTAACTTATAATAATGAAGTTGAACTCCAAAGACTTCAAAGAAACGATTTTTATACTTCTGAAAAATCTAAACTAACAAAAGCAACAAAAACTTTTCCAACTTATTTGTTTGAGCAAGGTACAGACCCTGAAAACGGAGGAGCTAGAGTGCCTGTGTTATTTGTTAGGCCCACTAGCATAATAGATAATATTCAAGTAGACTATATTAGAAAACCTTTGGATCCAGCATGGACATTTACCGTTGGTACGTTAGGCCAATATCAATTTAATTTAATTGAACAAAGTGCAGCAGTACCCACAGGGCATGTAGATTTTGAATTACATGTATCGGAGCAAACTGAGGTTATATTAAGAATTTTAATGTATGCCGGAATAATAATAAAAGATACCCAAATAATACAAGCCGCTGCACAGCAAGTGCAAATGGATGAAATGAATAAAAAAAGCTAATAAATTATGGCCAAACCTGATGGTGGTTTAATACAAGAAACCAATAGACAATATTATGAAGGCGCACAAAGTTTTGTTGCAGATGGAACAAGTAGTATTTTTACAGCTAACTTTAATACAGATTTAGTTTTCGGTAGCTTTGATCCTATAGAGGTTAATTATGGGTTAAATAATTTTAAAATATTTACTAGCCCCACAGGTTTAGCTGGTACATTTACTGAATATCTTCAAGCTTATACTGTTGTTAATAATGTTATAACCTTTACAGCATCGCCCGCACAATTTACTGTTATTGTTATACAATTAAAAGTTTTAACCGGGGGTAACTACGGCAATCAAGACGCTTATGGTAGCGTTGTAGAGAGTAATTACGGAGGTTATCAATATGTAAGTGTTTCTGAATTGGTTACAAACTTTTTAGTTGGTTATGTAGGCGCAGGTAAAATAATAGCAAACGTAAAAAGAACGGATATTATATTTCATGTTAAACGTGCTTTGCAAGAATTTAGTTATGATACACTAAGAAGTATTAAATCTCAAGAAGCAACTATACCTCCAAATTTATCTATTCCAATACCTCAGGATTACGTAAATTACGTTAAAATGTCTTGGGTCGATAACCTTGGTGTTAAGCATATTATATATCCAACAACATTAACATCAAATCCAGAAAGTTTATTGCCTCAAGATTGGCAGGGTATACCCATTCAGGATAATTTTGATGAAGACTTAGATGCTACTTCAATAACAGAATCAAGATGGGCAAATGCTAATGACAATTTAGTAGTAGGTAATCTTGATAATACATCAATAAATAATGGTTTATATCCAGATGGAGCAGCCGGGTTTGAAGAAGGATATTTAGGTCAGCGCTATGGTTTAAACCCAGAAACTTCTCAAATTAATGGTTGGTTTACTATAAACGACAGGGAAGGAAAATTATCTTTTTCTAGCAATTTAAGAAATAAACTTATTATTTTGGAATATATATCTGACGGTCTAGCATATGATCAAGATATGAAAGTTCCTAAAATGGCAGAAGACGCAATATATTCATATGTAAATCATGCGGTCTTATCTACAAAAGCGAATACTCCCGAATACTTAGTTAATAGATACAAAAGAGAAAAAAGTGCAAAACTCAGAAATGCAAAAATTAGATTGTCTAATATTAAATTAGATGAAATAGTGCAAGTAATGAGAAATAAATCTAAATGGATTAAATCATAAATTAAATGGCTGAAGTTAAAAATGCTTTTATTAAATCCAAAATGAATCAAGATTTAGATGGTAGATTATTACCGTCTGGAGAATATAGAGAAGGAGTTAATATACAAGTTAGTACATCAGAGGGACCCGATGTGGGTGCTTTAGAAAATGTTAGAGGAAATGAATTGGTTGCTAATTTTAGAAGTTTAACTAATAATCTTAATATAGATGTTATTGGACAATATACCGATGTAACTAATAATACAATATATGTTTTTTTAACAGATTATACTGATCCTAGTAAGCAAACTCAAGTTTATAATCCAATAAAAAATAACTTTATATTTTCTTACAACATTTCTACTGGAGATGCTGTTCAATTAGTGGGTACAACTGCAACCAATTCTAGTGCGTGGTTAAATTTTTCAAAAACAAATCCTATATATGCTATTAACGTTTTAGAAAATTTACTTTTTTGGACTGATAATAGAAATCAACCAAGAAAATTAAATATATCACAAGCATCTTTTACCGCTAGTTTAGCACCGGTGGCTGGGTTAAACGTTCTTCAATCTAATTATTATACTACAGAAGATCAAATATCAGTAGCTAAGCTATATCCTTATGAGGTTATAAACTTATACAGACTAAACATTGGAAAAGGTGAATCTAATAATGTATACACTGGAACAGTTATAAATATTCTTAATTCAACTTTAAGTGGAGAAATAAAAGTAGACGCAGTTGTTTCTAGTGTAAGTATAACTTCTTCCCCAACAGTGGTGTCTGTTGCAGAAGCCACGGGAAACCCGTTGGTTACAGCAGTAACTATTTCTACAGATCAAACATGGGGAACTATTGCCAGCGGTAGCGAGTTAATTACTTTTACCCCTGAGGATGATGATAAAACATATTCCACAACAATGCTAGACGTTGTTAGCAAATATTTGCCTAATGGAGGCTTAACCACTGCAAACGGGAGCGGTACAAATACAACTACAATAACTATAAACGAGCCAATCGAAGAAGGTGAATACAACGTAGGAGCTATATTATCAAGTAGTTTAATAGGTAACTCTCCGGCAATTGTAACAATAGGGTCTCTTTCAGGAGGGGTTAGATCATTGGTTTTAAATAAACCTGTTTCTTGGGTTAATGATCAAGTTATTACATTTAATGCTAATTCAAATTATAATGCAAATTACCCTGGAGATCCTGATTATTTAAAGTCTAAATTTGTTAGATTTAGTTACAGATATAAATTTGATGATGGAGAATATTCCCCTTATGCACCTTTTACTCAAGCCGCTTTTATACCTGAACAAGATGGTTATTTTTTAGAAGGAGATGAAGACGACACTTTTAGAAGTACTGTGGTTAATTTTATGCAAAATAAAATAAATCAAGTTATTTTGAATATTCCTTTACCGTCTACAAATATTGTTGATGATTATAAGATACAAGAAATAGATATAATTTATAAAGAGTCAGATGGGTTAGCTGTAACTGTATTAGATACAATTTTAAGATCTCAATTACCATCAAATGCAAACTTTATAGATTATGATTATCAATCTAGAAAACCATTTAAAACTTTACCTGAGTCGGGTTTAATAAGAGTATATGATAAAACCCCAGTTAAAGCTTTTAGCCAAGAAATATCTGGAAACAGAGTTATATACGGTAATTTTCAAGACAAACATACTCCCCCTAATCAATTAGATTATAATATAGGAGCTTTCACAAAAAGCGATTTTAGTTTAGGCTCAACAGAACCCGAAAACCCAACAACAAAAACGACTAGCATTGCTGAATACCCAATGCACACTTTAAAACAAAATAGGAATTACCAAGTGGGAGTTGTATTATCAGATAAATTTGGTAGATCATCGGCTGTTATATTATCTTCAGTTAATCAAGGCGATGTTTTAGATGCTGGAGGTAATGGATCATTTGGGGGTGCAACTTATTTTCATCCATATAAAGATGCTTTAGATATAAACTCAGAACTTGAAAAAATTAGTATTTGGGCTGGAGATGCATTAAAGGTTCAATTTAATGCACGTGTTCCTTCTACTGTTAATCAAAATAATTTACCAGGTTATCCTGGTTTATATAATGGTAATGCTGGTCAAGGTCCTGATCCAGATGGCACGGGTGGCTATAACCCATTAGGTTGGTATTCTTATAAAATTGTTGTTAAACAGTTTGAACAGGAATATTATAACGTGTATTTGCCTGGCATATTAAACGGTTATCCAAATGGTACTACTGGAACTATTCCTGATCCAGCAAATACTACTGCTTTTATTACTTTAATAAATGATAATATAAATAAAGTACCTAGAGATTTAAGTGAAGTTGGTCCCGAACAAAAACAATATAGAAGCAGTGTGCAACTTTACGGTAGGGTTACCCCTAATGGTAATGGCGCTGCGTCAGATTTTAATAAGCAATTTTATCCAGGAACACAATCCAATACGGTTAATACTATTGGAGAACAAGATTTTGTTTTAGGTAATGATGTTTCTCCTTTAATTGATTACACTGATATTTATCAAACAATATCAAATCCTTATCTAGGAAGAATAACTCAAACCCCTAATAATTCAATAGGCAGCGCTACATCAGCAACAACTCCTTATAATTTCTTTTTAGGTATATATGAAACAAATCCTATTGAATCTCGTATAAATATATTTTGGGAGACTTCTACTACTGGTCTAGTATCAGATTTAAATTTAGCTATAGACGCATCGGCAACTTTGTCAAACGGCCTCTATGAATTTTCTTATCAGGGTAGAGAAAGTGATGACATTGGAACTTATGTAACAAACCCTTTTGGATTACGAATAACTAATACTATTTTAAATCCACCTGTTTTATCTTCAGGGGTTCCAGAGCTGGATTTAACAAGTGTTATTACTAAAGGTGGAACTACAATTACTAATAAGTTTACTTTAGAATATTTTCCTCAAGGCGTTGCTTTAGCAGGGTCTTTTCCAAATTCAGACTTTAATGGATCTACTCTTGCTTATGATTCTTATGCTTTAAAAACAACAAGTTATTTTTATTATGGCCCAGAGGATCAAATTGATGCTGGGCAAATGGAATATGAATTTAATTTTAATAACATAAGCGATGAAAACGCAGAAATTAATGTACAAGGTGTTTTAGAAAACGCAGACCCTATTATAACCAATTGTGATCCTTTAATTTTAACAGAAGCTTTAGCTAATACTGAAATTAAAACAATGACTGCTACTAATGGCATGCCTGACGGTGCTGATAATAATACATCTAATTTAACATTTTCGCTAGTAGCGGGGTCAAGTCCTAATTTTGAAATTAATTCTACTACAGGTGTAATAACAGTAAATCAAGATACTTTTGGTATTTTTGATCTTAGTGTTCAAGTTGCTGATGCTGATGGCGCTACAGACATTTGTGATTTATCTCCTAGATTTGGAGAAAAACCTGTTAATTGTGGCTTTGGCCGTGGAGGTTATACTAATGGTAGCGGAGTAGATTTTACAGGATCATTAGGCGTTTATTGGACAAATGATGCAACCAATGCTATTACAAGCACACCCTCATCTTTTAATACAAATCCATTTCTCCCTGGAGATACAACTCTTGACTTATCGCCAACTTTGCCGCCTTTACAAGAAAGAAAAGAATTAACAGTACAAAATACAAATGTATTTCCTATTACCCAAGGCATTTTTAGTAATACAAGTTATAATACATTAAATAACAGCCTGTGTTCTATTAAAGACCAAGCTGACTGCGGGCTTACTAGTGGCACTGGTTTTATAAGAGTAGAGGTTGAGATAACACAATCAGATATTATACCAGACTCAACTTCATCTGGATTCCAATCCAGCGAATCTACTTTCTTTGGTTATCCTATAGAATTACAATATAGAGATAGAAATAATGCTCAATATCCTAATGGTTGGGTAACTGCAATAGATATTGAAGGGAACCCTTGCACATTTGGAGGAACTAATAA